ATTTTCCTTCAGGTGTCACTAAAACATTCCTCCTTTCATTTTCAGAAAGAAAAATAGAAGCACACATAAATATGGCGCTTCTTACCTCTCTCTCTATAAAAGGGGATGTATTTGCCGCGAGCAAAAATAATAGGGATTGTGTCTGCTGCAAAAAAAGAAGAGCCGTTGCAAATTTAACGACTCTCCCGATTGAGATAGATTATTTTTTACTTGTTTTTTTCGTTATCATAATTATTAATGTATTTGTTCATTTTCATAGCCTTGTTAAAGACATCGTTGTCGTAATTGCACTGTGCTTTGCACCCTTCCCGAAATCCGTCTTTATGTCCAATGTTGCATCCTATAAGCAATGATATGCTTGCACACACACCGCCGTAGATACCAACGATAATTTCTTCCTTATGCTCCTTAACGTACTCCTTCGCTGTCTCATACTTTTTCTTAGCTTTCTCTTTAAAATTACTCATAATAAAATCCTCCTTTTGAATCATTAAAAAGTTTCTATCTCGTTATATAAGATGTATTTGACACGAAAAAAGAAGAGCCCCTGTAATAGAGGCGCCCCTCTTTAATCATGTTTATTTGTTACCTTAAAACCTATCGGCTGTTTCTTATAAGCATCTTCTTCCTTGTCATTGTAAATACATGCTTCTTTGGATTTTGTTATAACTGTATTATTTTTTCCGTAGTATGCTTCCAATCGACATAACCCATCACCGAATACTTTTCGTAATACCGGCGCTAGGAATTCTGAAAATTCATCTACTAATCGGCAACCTAATGTTATCCCAAAACCAATCTTTACACATGCACCAAATGTCAACTTTGTCATAATTATCTCCTCCTATGTTTCATATAACAATTTTCATGTCATAATACAGAATGTATTTGCCGCGAATTGCGCAAATACTAACCGATATGTGTCATATTGTCTCACAACTCCTCTGTATTACCATTAAGTACTTTTATATAATCAATACATAAACTTAACAGAGAGGAGGTGAAACTATATGGAGACCTTTAAATACAGAATGAAAGCTAGCAATCCTTTAAACAAGCTTATCAATTTTTGCACACGATCAAACGGTGCGCAATGTTGCAAATGTTATAAACAGGCTGCCGGTGGTAAACTTGGTAATTTGGGTAAAGCTGTAGCAAAAGAGTTAGATACAGCATACACTAAGGGAATATTAACCGGTGCTGGGATTGCTGGCATTTTAATACTTGGAGGGCAGTATATAGCTGTACCAGCCGCTAAGAAAGTGCATAACTACATAAATAGTAAAGTTCATAAAGAACTTCCACCACCCGAGAAAGTCGTATATATTGAGGATTATCGTCATGATGATTCTGACAATAACAACGATAACCAACAATGCATGTAAATCATTTTGTATTTCTATAGAGAGATAATAAAATTCTCATCTTCTAAAATAGGTTAAATATTTTTTATTAATAGTTGATATGTTAATATTCCCTCATGGACCCAGTACAGCTTTTTGTATTGGGTCCTTAATCTTGCCACAAAAAACAAGAGGCCCAGTATATTTCTATACTGAGCCTCCCGGTTCTTGATACTATTTTGTTAACTTGTATTCTGTTATTAACTTGTATTCTGCTATCCTCTTATGTTCATACAGTTCATTTAATCTAGCAAGTATTATGTTTAACTCGTCTTCTGTACTATCAAATCCAAATATCCTCATGTTGTCTTTAATTGACATCTCTGCGGTAACTGTACCACGTTTAGCTGTCCCTAATACGCCCATGATAATGCCTGAAACCTGACCGTGCAAAAAATCGCAGTGTAAACAATCAACTGCAATAATACGTCTCTGTCTTTCTTCCATAATGAATCTCCTTTCATACTTAACAAATAGTTTCATTATAGAAGCTGTATTTATCGCGAGGTATCAATTTTGATCATATGGACACAATGTAATACATTTTGGGTAACATTCTGCACCACAATGATTCTTGCATATGGCAGGTTTATATGCTATCAGTTTTCTTATCTCTCCACCAAACATATCACCTGGATATGTTTTATAACAATCCCAACATACAAACTTATTCATATACTCATTGTAAAATAATGGTGTTTTGCATTTAGGACAAAATATTGGATATTCCTCATCCCTATCAAGATAAGCTTGATTTGTGGATAGCTCTTCTTCGTCAAATTCTGCCCCGCAACATGTGCATTCATATTTATCGGTTATAGAATTATATTCAAATTCTCCTCTGTCGCATTCTGTACAAACCATTCCTACAAGATATTCTTTCATAATCCAAAAACCTCCTTAACTCTTACTCTTCCGTCTACTAGTTACTAACTATACTGCAATTATACTTTGACGACTGTAAAAACTAAAGAGATTTTATAAGGTATTATGGCTTTGTAAAGTTCGTTTCCGAGATGATAAATTTTGCTAAAAACCGTCCCCTGCCCGGATGCCCACTTTTATTTCCCATTTATATATATTTATATAATATTTTTTTCATATTAATTTAAGAAAAAAAGTGGGAAAGTGGGCAGAAACCCCGCAAACCCGCATAAATACTAGGTTTTTCGCTGCCCACTTTTGTTTTTAAAAGTGGGCAAAGTGGGCAGAAAAGTGGGCAAATGGCCATTTTTTACAAAATTTTTGGACCTGCTACTACCTTAAAAACGGGCAAAACACCCACAAAACCGGGCAGAAGCCCAAATATTTTTGCAAAACCGGGCAGAGATTTTTTTTAAATTATTCAGAGGTTGTGTAGCATTTTATATTTATCGAACCATTATCTTTGGTATCCCAGCTGATATATAGTTCGTACTTTCCATCAGCATCATGATACCTTGCGTGCCCACCGTCATCAGCACATACATATTTTTCACGATCGGTAAAAACACCGATGGCACTTACCTCATCATTATATGCTTTATAATCATCCTGACTTGCCGGGGTAACATACGCTGTATATCTATCAGCCCTATCAAACATTATAGACACATTTGCATCTGAAAACATACTATTTATGTCAGGCAACAGGGTAGATATTTTTGAGTCTTCACTCTCACTATCCGTACTAACACTTTCACTACTTCCTGAACCAGCATTACTACTATCACCACCGCATCCAACAAGTCCAACACACATAGCTCCAACTAACAAACCTATAAATAATCTCTTTTTCATAAAAATCTCCTCCTCTGAAAATATAAGACTATTATACTATTCGCCTACGCTATCATCAACCTGCAAATACTCATAATCGTCAGGATCAATCCAGCACCTGACAACCTCGTATCTTCTCAGAAATAGTTTGTCACCGCGCCACAACTGTCTACGTATACTACCTCGCGCTATTCCCAGAAACCTGGCCAAATGCACTTCACTCATGATCCCAGCACAACTACCATTATTATGTTGATCGTATACAATATAAGCTCTCATCACTGTATGCCCATCCCTACGCAATTTCATCACCACCATTCTTCTCTGCATATAAACACTCGGTCCTGAATTTGCAAAAAGAGCAGGCAAGCCCTCGTGAAAGAGTCTTACACTTACTCATCAAAGCCGTCTTATCCCTATGTAACTGCAAGACCTGCTCCTGTAATTTTTTAATCTCCTCATCTCTCAAAGACGCTTTTACAGTCTTTTTCCGTATATCCATGTTTTTATCGCCTAACCTTTTCTAATAAAATAAATAAAGCGCCAATGACGTAATCATCAGCGCAAAATCAATTATCACCGCAACAGCCAGCAAAATCGATCTGGCGGTCTCACTCAGTTCCTTCTTCTCCATTTTTGTCCTCCTCTGTATCATCATAATGATCCATGAATGCTCGAAAATCTTCAATACATGAATCACATAAATCACACTCTACTGCTATGAGGTTATTTATGTTTACTACATTTATCCCCCTAGTGATAGAGCCTCCGCAGTTCCACTTTACTCTATTTTTCTCATAGAACTTACCGCACCTATCACATTTTCTCGCCATTGACATAAATATCATTCCTCCATTTCTATGTACTCAAGTGAATCAACTACTTCCTTGCTATAGAACCAATTTGTCCAAGGACTCTTAGACCAGTATTTTATTACATATACGTCACTATTCCATTCATTTACATCTTTAATCACAGTAACTCTGGATACTTTTTCATCGGCATCCTGTTCAAGAGCCTCTATCTCTTTTACTATAGAATCATGCTCCATCTGGTTTACAGCAATTGTCGTATCAACTGCGCAATGACTCATCGATATTCTGCAAAGCGCCACGATTATACTTATCACTGATAAAACCCCCAATATAAAGCTTACGATACACAGCCAGTCTATACCACTGTTGTCTCCAATCTTATGCAATATAACCGACGCAACCAAAATCACTACAAATATAATTGCCCAAATCATAATTTTTCCTCCTTCAAACTCTTCTAAATATGCTATCGTCTGCTGGCTTGAAATCTTCCTGCCATTCACGACGGATAACCTGAAATCGCCCTAGCTTGTCATATTCTGTTAAAAGATTATTCGTCTTTTCATAAAGTCTATCGCCAAACACGTATATACGATTGAGTGGTAATGAACATACCTCCTTATCCTGAATAATATCATCAAGCCCCTGATAATCACCTAAATTTTTTATCGATATATTAAGTCCGTCTATATTACCTAAAGGTGCATGATTAGTAATCAACTGCGACCATAACTCACAAGCATTCGTATACACGATCACGCGCATTATATTTGGGTATTTGTGCTTATAATTATATGCTATTGCGTTTGGCTTAGTATAAGCAAAAGGCTCTCCGCCCGTGAGACATAATGTCTCCACCTCTCTCAGTTCTTCATCCGTGGCATACGGAATACTATTCAGATCATATTGCTTGTTGCAGCAATACTTGCAATCCCTATCGCACAGACTAGTAACCATCAAATGCATGACCTTCTTGGTTTTCTCGGTCCGTGGATTCAGATTTGACCTCTTTCTAAGACTAGGGCTCTGTATATTTAATAGACGTTTATCCCTTTCCCACCAGTTTTTTCTAATCCTACTCATCTCTATCCGCTCCTTTATATTTGCTTAAACACTACTTTATGATCTTCGATATAGACTAATGTCATATCGTCGAACTCTTCATATCTTGCATAACCAATAAATCCGCATGTTTTGATATAAGGTACTAGCCAATCCAAGAATTTTTCAATCTCAGAGTCGTAATTTTTTAAATTAGCTCTAATATTCACCTTCCAAGTTTTTGAAATCATATCGAAGGACATTATGCTATGAGTAAGCCCATCGAAATAATAACTACCGCAGCAGCATACCATTTTCCATCTATCACATCTAAAGAACTCATGTTTTGGTAACACCACCAAGGACGGCAACTCCACATCATCTATGAGTGCATGCAATATACCTACAACATCCATCGATACATCCTGGCATAAATCAAAACATACATTGATTTCTGTATACATTCCCATTATATATTACCTACCTTTCTCGCACTTTCACGCATTCGCCATCGATTATAGGAAATTTCACCTCCCCAGTAACAAGCTCTGAATATGGCAAACTCTCAATCCACTTGCAGAACTCTCGCCACTCATCCAGCTTATGATGCTTACGCTGCCCATATATATTAGCCAATACCTCATAATTCAACATGACATTACGAGTCTGGTTGTAGCTACTTGGAAGGAGCTGTATCATCTGCCACCAATACTGTTTGAGCTTAGTTTCAATATACCTTCCTCGGTAATAATTAAGAACATTGATCGTTAATCCAAGCAGATCATCACCATCTACCCTAATGTTATTTGCATCATTAAGAAAAAGAGCATCTCCTGCATCATTATTAGCCATATTCAGTAAATGCTCACAACTAAAATCACCACGATCAAACTTCTTCTCCTGAATCTTATGCATAGTACTACAGCTATTAGCCACAGTTCCTACCTTATATGTATCAAACTCCTTCCACCAATATAAAGGTGCTGTGATTCTCACATATACAGGAATCATTCGCATATACTTCCTATGCTCCGTGCCTGCATCTGAGAGCTTCTGCATGAGAGAGTGGTCGTTTTCTCCTAATATAAACATCTCTTCTGGCCATTTTGCGTTTGTAAACTCTTTTTCACTATCACTCTTCCCCCATGAATTCATAGGGTTCCTCATACCCTCTATCACAAATTCCATCTGATCTGGACTCGCCAGAACCACGTGCTCTAAATTAATCATTCTTTTTCCTCCTTACCTGGGAATATGTAGTTTAAAAATGGATCGTCTAAAAACTTGATGTTTTCTGGATATGCCGTGTGTATAGTCCCATCCTCAAGTTCAACAATCGCTGATACTGATATTGTTTGTCTTCCATAAATCGGTGACGTATTGGTATCACACCAGCGATGAAATAATGCCTTTACTTCCTCGTCACCGACTGTCACATAACAGGGGCGTAAAGGCATCTCGATTTTTAATTCTGACATTTTTCTTTTCCCTCCTTTATATAACTCTTACATCCTTTTACTTTCTTAGAAACAGTCCTGCCATATTCTGCACTACACCAAATACCCTTATGATTAACACTAGATCCAGATTTACTCAATCTTTTCTCCTTTCAGTTTGCCGATTCGTCCATCCTTTATCTCAACGCCATATCCACTCAACTTAGCTACAATATCGCTGGTCGTCTTTTTACCACGAGCAGTACATACCGGCACCCCATCTACACAAATGACATTTACTCGTTTACTCATGTATTGCGGAACTCTGTATACTTTTATTTCACTCATCTGCTTGCCCACCCCTTACAATATTTTTTTCATATTCAACCATCTTTTTCAGGAACAGCTTCACCTCATATTTGGTTAAACCAACACAAGTGCATCCTATATTTTTGTCGTCCATTAAGTTGGGGTCATAAGATTGTATGATATGTTTTCCTGATTTTTTATGTAGAATTACCACCTTATGACGGTATCTATACAGTTCTGTATGCACTACTCGCTCATACTCACATCCGAATTTGTCTTCACTGAGCTTCTCAAATCCGATATCACTAAGTTTCTCATCTGTTGTTTTAAATAATTTCATTTATGTTCTCTCCTTTGCCGTGTGTATAATATCTTTAAATATGTCTAATATGTCCTCCATCGAACATTTACAGTCAATTATCCTGTCGTCGTAATTTGATGGAAAAATACTAACTCCTAAATGTACCTGATCATTTGGATAAATATGTATGGTCATTGCGCAATTATTTTCTTTTGCCAATCTACACAAGGTTGGTAAACTAATATTTTCCGTTTGCTCAACCATCCTGGGCATTTTTTGCTCAATCCTATCGATCCTATCAGCTATCTTCTCAATACCCTTTAGAAGTTTCTTGTCATACTCATCATGTGTTGCCATATCTAGTCATCCTCCTCGATCATTTCCTAACATTGATTCCATTCATCTTTAGGAAATTTAATAGTTCTATAAAATTATTATCAGGTTTTCCGTATTCGTGTTCGTCCAACAATATAGCTTTCTTACATTGAGGACAATGCACCCAACGACTAAGCAAGTATCCATTTTCATGATGGATGGAATATACCTGGTCCATGCCAGCCAAAAATACAACTTTACAGTCATTACACCTACAAAATCGTTTGCATCCACTATTACCTACTTCTATCATTATCCATCCTCTCTACTCACAATCTTGACCTTATGTCCAAGCTTCTCCTCTATCTCCTCAAGAGTCATTTCCTTAGGAGATGCATATTTGACTATAGTGTCAGTTATGCTATTAGACGGATCCCACAGAGTAACATCACCATACCCCACATCAATAGTCATTCGAGGACACTCATATATATCTGCTGAGCTAGCTCCCCTGAATTTAAAATCCTCATAAAGAGGCAAAAGAATGTCTTTTAAAGTCACCTCATGAATATTGCCGAAGTCATCTACCTCCTCATATACGAGACATAAACGATATTCATCGTCCCATTCTTCTGTTTCGACCTTCGTTAAAGAAGCATCCTTCAATTTTCTGTTGTTTATGTTGTTCAGTTTCATATTTATCTCCTCCTTGAAAATAAAAAGAAGAGAATCCTCATTTGAAGACTCTCTTCTAATTTTAAGTTATCTCTGTGCTACATTTTTTCACTGCGACGTTATTACAATTTCCTGTTTACTCATTTGGCTTCCTCCTTTAAATGATCATATATTGTCTTACATTTGTTTCTATTCTTGCATCGTATAAACGTATTATATATTTGTTTATCATCATACGACGAATGCAAACATGTTATAACTACGTCAGGTTCAAAACCCGGACAATTATTACAATATGGTTCAATATCAAGTGTAATCATTTGTTTTCCCCTCTCAAAATATCATATCTAGCATGCTTTCTTTGCTGTAATAAATAGCCGCCATATGAAGCTGGTTCTATGGATGTTTTCTTTTCATTTTTCCACCCAAGCCATCCTTTTCGCCCAGTTTTCATATTGAGTTCCTTGGTGTACATAGTTGAAATATTATTACTCATGTTGATTTTTCTCCTCCCTAAAAATAAAAAAAATGCCCTACCACTATGCTCTATTTGAACTCCATTACTACACATGCATTCTCTGGATAACACTTACGCTTAATAACATGCAAAATATCACCAACCGCTAGGTTTCGCGTCATCCACAAACTGTTCTCATCTGACAATATAAAAAGATTCTCTATTGGGTTATAGGCAATCTTTCTAAGAGGCTTGTCTATGTATTGACCACGTAGTACAACTTTAGTCTGCAAATCAACTGGGAAATTATGCAAAGCATCAAATATAGTCCCTAAAGTCTTTACGTTGTTATCCAAACTTTTAAATATAATTACCTTCCTCTCACTGTCATATAAAATCTGTCCGATTCCTTTCATAAATATCATTCCTCCTAAAAAATAAAAAGAAGAGAATCCTCATTTGAAGACCCTCTTCTAAATTTAAGTTATCTCTGTGCTACATTTTTCCACTGTTCATTTATAGTTATCATCCTGTCATCTGCACTCATAAATATCAGTGCCATTCTCATGTATTTAGCACTCTGCTTCATACTTTCAATACCACCTCTAGCTACAAGTTCACTAGACCTCTCTATAAAATGATTACTTATTATTTTTCGTAACATAGTTATCACTCCTTTCACTATAGAGCATGTAAACTACGCGAAAATTTTAGGAAAATATGCAATATTAGTACTCGCTGGGGAACAAACGACCTGACCAGTCTCAAATTTACCCATTTTTAGCACCTCCCCCATACAAACTTGCTAAGTTCTTTGTATTCGTTACCATTAAGCAAAAATAAATGCCCGCTGCATATCAAATTATGCCCCCTTGTTGAATATGAACCGTCTATACTGGTCTTCCTACCACAAATAACACAAGTATACAGATCATCGCCGTCGTATCGTCCTACTCTTCCAGTTTTTTTGAACTGAGCTACATTTGCAGCATCAACTTCTTTGTACTTATCTATGGTTTTTATCATGCAGGTTCCTCCTCTTATGCCCAATACCAAATATAAACAGTGTATATTGCTTTACCTGTTTTATCGATTACACACGACGAAGTATCTACCTTCTCGATACGTGTGTCAGGATCGGATATATATTTATTAACTGTTGCTTCTACTTCAGCTCTGCTACCAGATATAATTTTAAATTTCATACCTACAACTCCTCCTCTATAATAGTGATACTCAGATTCTCGATGACTGTGACCGCACTAACTCCAGTCGGTCTGGTAGCCAACGCCTTTTCAAATCTTTCTCTATATTCTTTGTGATTGAACTGATTCACAATGCAAAAATCATGCAATAGCTGCATCTTCTCGCTAATAAGAGCCTCTTCCGCAAGACTCCTATGCCTATGCATATCATAATTCTTTCTTTTCTTCTCCTTTGTCTGCATAAAAACTCCTCCTTAAATATGCAAAACCTTGCTACTTCTGTTCTTTTACGTTTTCATCTTTCTCATAATATGTCGGCTTATGTGAATCCACGTTGCACGGATTGGATAAGCATGGATTACACGGATCCTTCCAATCTTCTATATCTCGATACTTACAAGTCTTACAATATTCATGAAAATATACTTCTTTATAATCACCTATCATTCTTATTCCCCCTCATATAATCGTGGTTTACCGTCTTTATCAAGCAAAACCGTCATTGTACTTGAATAGTATGCGTCTGTATAAAAATACATAACCCTAGTTGTTTTATCGACTAAAACTTCATATTCGCCATATTCAGGCATTTTGCCTGATTCGACAATGTTAAACACATTTCCAATGTCTGATTCAGTTGCATCTGCCACATCAATTGTGCTACAGCCAATACAAAACACCAACGATGCAGCGACAATCACACACATTAATATCTTCTTCATTCCTCTGCTCCTAACTGAAACTGAATATGCACCCAATTTATGAGTGTATCCTCAATATGTACCCATTCATCCATCTCTCTCAGGTCACTCATGCTAAACACGTATGTAAACCGCTCTCTCCCTCGTCGGAATACAAAACGCTGACCATCTACCAAACTGTCGTAATCCATACGTACCTCTATCCCGTATTTACGACAAAATAAGATTAATTTTCGCATATCACGCCTCCTCTAACTTGCCAAACTGTTTCTCATATGCCTTATAGTCGTGTTTAAGTAGCATATCCTGAGCTTCTTTTTCGGTCACTGCACGACCATGTCCATCAAAAACAACAAGCCAATTACCATTCTTGCTTTTATACAGTCCGGTATCGTACGTAACGCATGTAAACCCACCAAAAATCTGGTGATTTACTTCATATTCATATCTGAACTTATTCGATATAAGCTCCATCTTGTTAGTGTCATATTTCTTTTTATTTATTATGTATACTCCCATGATTATTCAACTCCTTTATTACCTTTTCTTTATGAGCCCCTGTTCCATACCTACGGCAAGAATCACCAAGGCCTGCAATATAACGTAATATGACCTATTACTACCACGTGGTGGGATATAGAATGATTGCCGTCTGTATTTTACGGATTCATACGTTTTTTCTACGAACTGCTTATCCAAATCTGATAGAGGATGTTCCAAATACCCCTCGACAAACTCTACGATAGTCATAAACATCATCCTTTCTACAACTTTCTACTCTTCCGTCCCTCATACTCTTCTTTAGATATCTCAATCCACTTTCTCTCTTCATCACCTTCTGGTTCTCTGAAGAATCGGTTGATTTCAACTTTTTTCTGCTTATCATTCTCAGTTTTTATCGCATAAAATATGCCAACGGTATCAAAATCACCGTTCTTTTTGTCTGTTAGAAAATATTCACAATATACCTTAATCGGCTTACTCGGCATATATGGCATCGTTATAGGAAACACCTCATCAATGACACGACTACCTAGACCCGATCCATATGTACTACGTGGATTATTAATATCAACACAATACGAACGCTCTACGTCGTTATATATAATAGTCCCATCATCATATACGTCTTTAAACAACGAACTCATTCTCTTACATTGGTACACTTTTGGATTATCTTTAGGGCGTGTACATTCATCCCAAATATCATCCGTATCCTCTATAGGCGTCAATGGCTGACCATCTATGAGTCTGTTGAGGATACTCTGCGTCATTTTTATACTGAACCCCGAATGCCCATCTCCACATAAGCTTTCAAATGCCTTTAAGGCGCTCTCGTAACAAGCACACCCATAATCAAACTTCCCCTCTTTTTTATCAGGGTTCTCTTTTCTACATGCGATTTCAACTTATTGTCTTGCCCAATCTAACATATTCATTTCTAATCTCCTCCTTGAAAAAATAAAAGAGCCTGAACCAAATATCAGTCCAGACCCTCTCGTCTTATTTTTTAAATTTGTTCTTGATACGATTTACCTGTATCTTAGCTTTGTCTTTAAGCTCTGGATGCAAAGTCACAAGCCCAGTAATACCTACTACCGCTGGTACTATGACCTGTCCAATCCAGAGTCTTACTTCTCTAGCTGTTTCTCTCTGTCTGTAAGTCATATCGATCACCTCCTCGTTATAGAGGTTGTAAATATCGCGACTCAAAACAAAAGAAGAGTCAATGTTTCCAAAGACCCTTCTCTGCTGTTAATAGAAATAATTACTTAATATAAATACCTTATACATGTCATAGCAGTACCTAACCACGCTATCAACTGGATAACCCGTACGTATCTTTTCTGTTATTTCATCAATGCTATACTCAAATTTTTTACCATCGTTTTCGATGATTATATTGAGTACGTCATCTCTGATTGCACAAAATATACTTCCGATTATTCTCGGTTTTAGTGCCTTTTGTACTGCCATACTATATATATACTCATAGTCTGTCATATATCTCACCTCCATTATAGAGGCTGTTCTTTACGCGAATTTAATAAAACTCGTCCGTCTCTTTTGAAATACATGCGCATTATATGGTCTCGATAAAGACTGGCTATTATCTTAATCAAGTAATCCAAATGTATATACTCAATAGTATCTACGTCATAGTATTTGCAGTACTCTGTATTACCACATTTTATGGTTATTTTTAAAAGGCCCTCAAAGAGCTCACATTTGGCATCGCCAAACACAAGATGAGACAACTCCTTTTCAAGTGTGCTCTTACAATCAGGCCAGTTTTTTACTGAGAAAAACATCCCCGATAATTTATCCATACATCTCCTCCTATATATGTAACCATCTGCTTTCATTGAATTTCTTCTTATTGTTAATAGCTTTGCTGATTGCTATATCGATACTGGCCCTACTCTTCAGATGATAGTAATATAAATCAACAAACTTGGTATTCAGTCTATCAATTCGTCCTGCCGCCTGTTCCATAACCTTGTACGAGTAGTTCTGTGAGTAAAATATAATTGTATCGGTATCAACACAATTCCATCCCTCACACCCAGCTGTATACTGGACCAAATATACCCATCGCTCTGTATGTGGTATCTCCTGATGAGCATGTCCATTCCACTCGGCAAGCTCAAACCTGTCATCATCCCTATATATCTCAAATATACTCTTTAGTATCTCCAGCTCATAATCAAAGTTATAGAATATAATGCATTTAGGGTGTTTTTCGTACAGCTCTAACACCTTAGTCTGTCGTGTTTCATCGCTATTTACTACTTTTCTCAGCAAATAACATAACTCTGATGCATTCTCTATCGGTTTGTTCTCATATATATTCCACCTATCTTTGAATAATGACTTATACAGTTTCATGTCATACTCAGCGAAGACGTCTTCATGATGCTGCACCGTAGATCGGTCAAATGGCATATCCACCAGCAGTCTCTCTCTGAGTCGTATAAGCCTACCAGTGTTAACATACCTATCAATCTTTGGAAATTTGGAAAACCTTGAATATATAACATGCTCATGGATAAACTCCGTCTTATTTCTATAAAAGCCATTAGCCAAAAATACAGGCAAATAATCCATCCATGTATCCCCAGGCGTGGCGGACAGCAATATCCATTCATTCGATTTTGTTATCTTCAGGAAGGCTTTTACCCAAGTCCCGTAACCCACCACTCGCTGCTCATCAAATATAAAAAAAGCACCCTGAATATCAGAGTACTTCTTTACATTATTCCAACTATCTACAATTATTTTGTTGCCGTTGGTTTTATTTAGTTTTGGGTTGGTTGACATCATAAACGGAGCCATTTCATCTTCCCATTCATGAGTATCGCGTTTTCTTGCAGTGGTTATAATATATAAATCTTTCGGTCTCTTTTTCACAGGATGATAGCCGGATTTATCAATCCGACCACCACTCTTCTGAAAAAAGTAATATAATCCAGTCCTACTCTTACCAGAACCCGTACCCCCACACAATATACAACCATTGTGCATCTTAGCGAGGGCTATCTGCTGATGAGGACGCAGAAATTCTTTGTCTTTAGTCACCGTCCACTGTGTCACCTCTTTAATCAAGCTTATACTCTATCATGCTTAGAATGAGCTCAACACTACTCCTTGTCCGCTCACTTAACTGCATATATTTTTTGTGGTCATCATACCACTTAAATACCCCAGCCAAATCACCAGACCGCCATGAAAATGACCACCAGTCGCAAATCATCTCGATGATATATTCGTCAGGCATGTCAAGCGCTACTATGCCTTCAGTTGGATCATCGTTTATAAGAACCCAATACTGCCAATGATGTGGATTGACGTGAATATGATGAAGCCATGCACGCCTAAACTCTTCAACTACTGCATAAGATCTATTCCCACCATAGAAGTACTTGTCATAGGCATCATATTCCTCATCCGAATACTTTGATGTATCATGATTAAGCAGATTTGCTTTCAAGTTGGGATACTTGCTTATTTTGAGCACGTCATCGTAATTATCCAAAAGCCACGTATAAGCTTTCATAACTGCAACCTTATGCTCTTTAATATATTTGTCATACTCCTTACTCATGCTTGTCACCTCCTTCAACCGGGTGAGTTAGGTTACGTTTAAGGTCTATACTCATCCGCTGTAAAGTCTCTATAAACATGTCCATTTCTGCAAAACTCACAAATCCTAAATATAAAGGTTCGCCATTAGGTGCATCCTTTGCTACGGCACCATTGTTATAGGTGAACTCACAGGTAGCAAGCTGCTTAGTCTCAGCCAAACCGACACATACACCCGTTACCGCTGTATCGAGATTGTTTCCAAACATCATAATCTTATTCCTCCCCTATCTGAGTTGTTCGTTTCATCTTCCGGCGGAGTCATATATTTACTCAGGTCTATACCCGATATTATACCTTCTTTTTTCTTCTTACATTTTTCCTTAGCTGCATCTTTCTTCCGCTTATCTGCAACACGCTTAGCAACCTTGTTGACCAGTTCTTTCCATTTCTGCCTAGTAAGACCTGGCCATATTTTATTCTGTTCCTCACATTTATCAATCATCCCAACGATTTCCTTCTTGACCTCGTCTGAAACAGCCTGATCTGTTATCATGATGTCTTTTTTAGCGTCTTTTTTATCCACAATATAATACGTTACCGGTACATACTTCTTGAATACCTCATAGTAGTTGCCCTTATTGCCGAACATCTTCTTGCAAACGGCCATGGCAAAACCCTTCTCTGGATCGTACCTATCGTTTTTCCCAGCCCTAACCATAGTTTTGGTTCCATCCTTCCAAAGTATGACAGTTACTCGATCACTGAATATAACATCCTTTATGTTTAATCTAACATCACAATTCATAGTTTTTTCCTCCTTTATATATGCAATAGCATTCGGGATTATTTTGCCGACAGGAATGCAATACTGTCTAAGTATTTCGTCGTTTAAATGATCTATTTCTTTCGCAAATGAAAAATCAATCAAACCATAAGGCATGTTATCCGCCTTTTCCTGAGCTTCTTCCATCTTTGCTATATAATCTTCTGGATAGTTCACCGCTTTCGCCCCATATACAGAATTGAGTAGCATCTTTCTAGCATGCCCAAATTCTATATTCTTGAAAATAGCTGCTTCCTGTTCCACTCTATGAAATACTTCTTCCATAAACTTACTCAACAAGAAGAACTTCTTTCCGTCTGGGGCCATCCGATGTCCAACCTCCCAATCCAACATAGCACTGGTAGGAGAATTATGATAATACAGCATATCAATTGCTCTAAGACCTCTTGTGTCGGCAACCCCGCATACAAAATTTATATTATATGGTCCAATTCGTACCCTGTTGCCAGCCCTAACAATATATAATGTTGTATCGACTGGATGCGTCATCACCCAATCCCTAGCTGCACGAATGAATCTACATCTACTCTCGCTACAGTTAATTACGACAACAATATTCATAAAAATCTCCTCCTTAAAATATAAAAGAGACCTAGCATATTGCTACGCTAAGTCTCATGTGATCTATGCTTATATATTATTTGAATGGCAGTTCGTCCTCATCGTCAGGTGCCTCTTCCTCTGCAAAACGCTGAGCAAATCGGTCGATGTCCTGCTCCACATACAACCTATCAAGATATGCAGTACGACCAGTCTTGCCATTTACTGTCCAATCGTAAGGGCGAATGTCCATATCTACCCTCTTTATTGTCATACGATCAAGAGAATATGCTTCATCCTCTGAAAGGTTTCTCCTATTTTTACCGCTTACCAGATATATGTCCGGACCATACTCATTGAATTTAACTTTGACACGTAATGACATACGCGGATCATCGTCTGGATTAACTCCAGGTTTTATCTTTACATTCCATCCATTACTTACAAGTACATCTGCCATTTCTTTATCTGGTATAATTAACTGGAAGTTTCGGTCGCCTTCTCTATTGTAATCACCTCCCCTTCCTTCAAAATTCCTAAATATAATTCTTGCATCGTCGATTATTAATCTCCCAGTTTTCTTTTCAATCTTTAATTCCATTGTTTTATTCTCCTTTTTTTGTAAAAAATAAAGAGAGTCTAAGTTTCCCTAGACCCCCTAATTGTTATTTCATGCCTTTTTTGACACCACGAATAAACGATGATATCCCTACGATAAGAAAATATGGCCACAGTATAACCGCCAATATAGTCTCAACCATTCCAAACTTACCTTCATCAAAATCCGTTTGTGTTGATGCTATTATCATGACTATGATCAATATTCCTGCTACCACACATCCAATCAGTAAATACCACTGTAATAAATGTAATATCATAAAATCACCTCCTCATTATAGAGGCTGTAATTTACGCGATATTCTGTTTGAACGGCATATCACTTGTTACATCCGGTGGAATATACATAAAGTCCATAGGCGGGTCAGTACATACATATGGATCATCCGAAGCAAACTGCTCAAAATCACCATACTTAGATATTTCTGCTATTGCTGCATCTACCTGTTTTCTGTAGAACGACTTGTCTATAGCGTTCTCTTTTCCGATCTGTCTCACCATCTCAGATTCAAGCCATCTATATCCAGTTGATCCCGATGCCGCATAGTTCTTGCCATTATCCACACGATATAGCACACCGCCATTCTTGCCAGTCAATATCGGTGTAAACTGACCAACTCTTCCTACAAACTGTAGGTTGTGACCCGGTTCAATATCCTCAGCAAGTTTCTTAGCCTCAGGCTCAAACATTATATCTGATATCTTACCTTTCTTATAGTCACTCTCGAGTTTATCAAGCTGTTTCTCGAGCTCACTCACGTCCGGAAGTTTTTCATTGATGTCCAAATATAAAGCTCCCTTGGATACTGAAAATGTCTCACACATATCGTCAAATACTATTGGTTCATGGCTGAATAGCGTCTTGAATACATATGGGACTGCGAACTGCTTACCAGTAGCTGTCCACTCTCCACCATGCTCAGCATTATCACCTGGCACATAACCATACATCCTCTGACAATCTTCTGGTGACTTGTATTTTGCAATATATACTGCATCATTTACAAGACACATCTTTTCATATGTAGCCTCATGCTCAAATGTGTACCCATACCTCTTACCAAAGTCCATAACGAACTTGATAATCTCTGGTGTTGCATCTGGTATCTTGATTGAGTCTGTCTTGATATGGGCAACCTTGAATCCACGCTCCATAACGGCATGCTTGAGATCTATCATGAACAGTGCTCCACGCTTTGCCACTATATTATCGACATTTCTATTATCTCTGAATGGATTGTCGAAACCTGCGGCTGTCAAACCATAAACCGAATTGATAGCTGTCTTGAGTGCATTTGCCAAGTCTTTATGACTCAGTTCACCGTTCTTGACTTTCTCAATATACGGTCTGAGCTTACCATCCATCATCTGATCAACTTCATCCCATGCCTTATGCTTAATACTTACACGTCCCTCTACAATATCACGGAATGCTCTAGTATATCTGACGCCAAATAAACATTCTGCAATTATTGTATGCGGATGCATTGAAACAATATCAAGCAATGCTACGTTGCCATACATGCCTGGAAAACCCTGAGCAAAGCCACCCTCTTTTGGGTCTTCTCCTCTGTACATTGACTTGCCAAATTCATGCGTATAGCCTGGGAAATATGGAAGTAAGCTGTCCTCTTTGAACGGTACTTCTGCATGCGGCGGATTATGTGGCGCTGCCATCATCTCCGGACATGTATCTTTTAGAAATAACAGCACATCCGGCGGAAGCTCTTTCACGGGCTGTGACAAATCCCTATACATGAATTCGCTCTGTGGTTTTCTATTTTTACCAAATATAATTCTTGTAGTCAGAGTATTTGTTGTATCATTGGCGGTCATCTCAGCCAAATCTGCCAGAATCTGCCTTGCTGTCCAATCTGCCTTTAAATAATAAAATGCTGCCTCTGTGGATATAACATCGTTATCGCAATATTCAGCAACTTTCACCCATAGTTCCTTTGGCACAGGCTTATCCCATTCTAATCCAAGCTCCTGGTGTTTGATTTTCAGTAATATCTTCCTGAGTTCATCACTTATCTTAGATTTTGGGTCGTGAGCAACCTTTGACATCTCTATCTCGAGCTTCTTCAAACTCTTTTTATTGGTAGACGATGCAAAATCATAAATATCAGTGTATGATATGTTATACGCCTCGCCAAAGAATGCGTTATTATCGTGATTTATTATTCTCTGTGATAATCTGTAGAGCTGCTCGTTGTCATATCCCATCATAATTGCAAACAGAATATGATTATCGTATCGCCTACAGTTAAATCCGATCAGCCTATACCCAGTTATCAACTTCTCAATATCTATAGGCTTTGGATTGATCATACGAACCATCGAATTTCCTTCACCAGCAATCTTCCAGTTCACCAAGCATAAGTTCGGAAATATCTCTATATCATAAAATGCTATAGGTTTCTCCGTGTCCTCAGTATTTTCAGAAGGTTCATCCGACTTGAATTTCATTTCTTTTACCTGCTTAATACAAAAGTCTGCATTATTTGTACTTGACATGGCAAACGCCAGCACAGCGTCGAACATATCACTTACGTCATAATGCAGACCTTGATTATAAGCATCGTCTAATATTTGTCGTATAAAACAAATACTGGGCTTAGTAGCTGGGTGTATCTCTTTATTGAGATTCCTTTTTATCAGCTGTCTAAGCCCTCGCTCGCTCTTTATTTTATCTTTTCCTACCGTGTTTTTCTCCTCCTTCAAAGGTAATCCAGAGTTAATAGTCGCTATAGGAATATCGTTACACTTGGTAAGCATACGTCTTAATGAACTATTACCCGTAAATACCTTTATTTCAATATCCTCATCATAAATACGACTAAGCATTGAAACGTCCCCATCATAAATATAATGAAGATGTATGCCAGCTCCACTCTTACTAAGTTCTGCATATGTAGCAGGCCATTTACTTGCCGCTTCAAGATTTCTCTCGAAGGATTTTTTACCATCATCTCCTTTTTTATCGAAGTCTATACCTATCAGATTAGTTTTGACATCTTGGACTTTCACGTAATGCAGTTTATGAGTATCGAGCTCTTTCAGTTTAGTTTTACACTTATCCCACGATATCGTCGGAGTTTCGTTACTTGACGCATATTGCGCTGGACAATCTGCGAGTTCATCGTCAAGTAAACTATGTTGTTCTTTAAACCTCAACCATGCAGGAATACTCGTTTCAGCAACTTCCATCTTCTCTGTAGGTTCTTCACGCTCAAAAATATCAGTCCTGAATCCAGTGTAGTAACTTCTTACTCTCGCACCATCGTCAAGTGCTATACGATCTGAATACTCCCTAAAATAGTTCTTGAGTTCCTCTTTGAAACTTCTCTGAGAATATGGATAAGGAACCTTTGCATCGTCGCAATACAACTTGTACATTTCCCACGCCTCTTTGAGTGTTGTACTGTCATGCTTCTTAAATACATGGTATGCACTCAATATAAAGTTGTAGAAATCATTTGACGCTCCCAGCATCGCAACTGGCACATAGTCGTCATATCTTCCTGGATCTGCCAAATATACTTCCTTGCAATGCCAGGCAATAGCCCCAAGCTCAAACTTAACTTTTGCCATCGCCTCTTTGTATTCTTTTTGGCTGAGCTTATCCCCTGATGGAGATACATCTATCAGACGTCTTAACAAACCCGATTTACCATCGGTGATCCTTACTGGTTTGTTTGTACCCATGATAAGAAAACACTTAAAACTGTTTGTATATGTACTTTTGAACTTCTCGTTTACCGTCATCTGCTCATGTGACACCAAACTGTTTATCTTCGTGTTATCCTCAATCCTGGATAGATCGCCGTCATGCTCTATTGCTACAAGCGGATTTGATCTGAACGCCTCCAGAGCAAATACATTCGTAGCAGAACCCAATGCCTTTGAATCAAATACTGAATAATATCCATCAAATAACATCTGAATAATATTCAAAACTGTTGATTTACCTGTTCCGGCGGCACCATATAACACTACAAATTTCTGAATGGTCTTGCTATCACCGGTTATGATAGAACCAATAGCCCATTCAATCTTGCGACGCTCCTCCTCAGAATATAAAGTAGATAATAGCTTATCCCATGATGAATAGTCGCCCGCCTCAAGAGGATACGGCAGTCGTTTACTTGCATAATCCTCTTTTCTGGCGGCATCATTTGAAAATATAAGTTTTTCATCCAACATATGGAACGCATCTCTGGACTGTTTCTGACAATATTTATGAAACTTATCAATCATCCCAGTATCGGCATCCCACATATACATAGGTTTTGCTAAATCTGTAAATCTGTCTCTATTCTCCTCATAATATGTTTTTATTTCCTGATCTATGAGACGGACAACATCTTCTTCATCAGTCGACCAAAGTTTACGTTCTTCGTCCCATATAGCGTAGAAATCCTGACCGCGAATCATGAGATCCTTACTCTTCTTGATGATGAATTTAGGATATATCTCAACCTCGCCACGTTTGGGCGATCTGGTTGCGATAGTCATAAAATCTAACATACTCACCACCCTCTCTTTTCATTATTTGATTCACGATATACTATCAAGAAACCAGCACATCTGTATCCATATTTCCTCACGTCTGAGATCTTCTCGGCAATTTGGAATTGTGAATAATCCGCCCTTGCCATCTCGGTCATATTTTCTGTCGAGAAATGTATCTGTTATCTCGTGTACGAGTCGAACGTTAAAACATCTATCATGCATTCCCTGTAATCCCAGACTGGATATCATCTGCCAGAACCACTGACCTGTACGATTTCCTATCTGTGGATTATCCATGATTGTCCGCTCACATCTTAATGAAAGTGCAACCATCATTTCTAAGATATTACATGGCTCAGATACCAAGTCTGACATAGACGTATCATAACCATTAGCAAACATAAATTCCTTGCGAAGATCTATACCATCACTTGCTCTATTTTCGTCTCTTGCCATTACTGCATAGAATTCCTTAGAATATAAAAAAGAAAGCAGCTTATTGTAAGAGACTTCTCTACCAAACCGCTTTCCACAGACTATATTACATAACCATTTGAAATAATCTTCTCGAAACTTATCCTCTAAATACATTAGTCCTCCTCTCCAGAGTTGCACTGAAGTATCTGATAATCCATCTCAAGGCGATCATTTCTTACATACACTACATCTGGCTCCTCTGGATTCTCACCGAAATGATCTATGAATTCTCTGCCGACTGTGTTGACGATGTCGTCTACATTCACTCCATATGTATCAGTCAGAATATCATCGCCATACCACATGAGTACTGTGCACTCGTTTTCTGCCTTATTACCATACTCTTCAGGTTTGATGATGTATGGAAGCATACTGTCGTCTTTATCTTCCGCCAAATCGTCATCTGCTGACTCGGTATCGTATGTATCCACAAGACCACAGTATGTTACGTTCTCCTCAGCTAACTCAACTTCCTCTTTTTTTTTACGCTGAAATACTTCCTTCACAGATGCAATCTCGTCATCTGCTATCTTTCTGTACTTTTCTCTTGCTATAAACCAAGAAGCCACAGCACCTACCGCAACTCCTAATGAAAATATCAATACTTTATTGTTCATATGTGTTCCTCCTACATGAAAACAACCCTCAGCGTCCTATAAACAACTGAGGGTAATCAAATATATCTCTGTACCAATCACCTGACCCGTAAGAGTCAAAACCTCTTCATGCACATACGTAATCTGTAATAGGTCCGTCTACATTGAAGTCTAGCACTACCGCCTTCTCGTACCCATTGACAAACCTACGTGTAGCTGAATTATTGACATCAAATATGCCAAAATCTACGAAATTATCACCATTTGGATTCTTTTCATCATATATCCAACCGACCTCATGGCCAATCTTTGTCTGCTGGAATCCCAGCATTTTAAATACATCGTTTAGATATAGATAACCCTGATCTTTGAGTTTATCATTAGCCCAGTTCTGTTGCTGTCTGAGAAACCATAACGTCTGCTCTGGATCATCATCCCATCCGGTATTCCCGCATTCGTATATCCTTGCATATGGCGATAATGTGTTTGGATCAATGACATCATATTCCTCCGTAACCACTGTCTGAGTACCATCTTCATTCTGCACCACAGTCTCCATGGTATTGTGCTGGATATTGTATCTGAGTTCCTGATCCACTTCTTTTCCGAACTTCTCAACAACTCTGTTTCTATACTCTTTGAATGACTTATTTATAGTCATATAAGCAGTAGCAAGAGCTGCATTTCTCTGTCTGAGAATCCTGTTAGATGTAACTATGCTGCCTATTGATAATGCACCAAGCAATATGGATGGCCCATAGAGCTTCGTAAGCTCCCAACCAGTCTGTAAATATACAGTCGTAAGACTTTTCTTACAGTCTTTCATTGTACATTCCGGCTCTTCGCCACTTTTTATTGTTATTGCTTTAATATCTTCATGAACAGAATCTAGCTTCTTATGAGATTCCTCCATAACATCGTCAAGTTTTCTTGTAGCCATGCATGCCCATATTGCACTGCCTACCGTGCCCACTACTCCAACGATCATGCATATCTCTGGGCTATGCTGCCTGGTCTTAAATATAGCTTTATTGGCTGCTACTGCCATCTTTGAGAAAAATTTACTCTTCATTTATATCGTCCTCCTTTAATGCATTTTCACAAAACATATAACCGTGTCTCGGTGCGATAACGGCGTCATCGTGTGCTTTCTTACCCTTTTCACGAGGAAAAAGTTCCTTGTCAGCTGCAATCTCACCACCGAGAGCCGCATAACCACAAATATCAATATAGTTATCATCCTTGTATACACCACTGGCATTTCTGGCTACCTTCATAAGAATCATCATATTTGCAACGTCTGTGCTGTCGATTGGAGTATTAAGATATGTGCCCCAAAATGCAGCTATGCTTGCAAAGTTATCCTCTGCATTGCCATACGTACCCTGTCGTTCACCATTTATAATGGTTTTTGCCTTATCTAAATTATCATTCTTATCCATGCTTTACCTCCTGAGTGCCTTTGCTCTAGGCAACTTTATGTAATATCCGTCTCTTATGCGGACCACCTCTGCGTCTCTGAGGCTTGTCCATCCATAATCGTTGTATGTATAATCGCACGTAACACCTGCCAGATCATACATATCACCTATCGATACCTGATGATACTCGTCCAGAATATCTTCCATATGCGCCAGTACATCTTCTGCTAATCCACGATGCTCAAATATCAAGTCGTCGTAGTCACTGTCAGATCTACTATCCACATATCTTCGTTCTCTTGACGAATCACTATATGACCTGTATGACACATAATCCGATCGCAAACTACCCGATTTCTTTGTATGTCCGGTCTCGCCATACAGAATCATGTCAATACCATTGGTAACAATATCCGATATAGCTTTCTTAAATGCCGGGATAAGAACCTCAAAAACAACATACGACTTTACATGCTTCACGTCATCACTAATGATTGCGTCCGTGAGTTTTCGACCCTTGTTCTCTTTTCGTACGACCTTTCCAGAAACAACTTTCTGTACTTCTTTCTTATTCGGTTCTTCAGCTTTTTTCTCTGCCTCGATTCTAGCTCTATGGGAATTACTTGGTAATTTAACTTCAGCCATAGTCTCCTCCTAACTAACCTTTAACAGCTTACCTGGCAATGTTATCTTTGTATTTGCTGTTCGGTTATTATATTTTTTAAACTGGTAACTAAGATTACTCTTAGCTTTTGCCTCTGATGGAGCCTCAGTCTGCCCTGTCCAGTTGTTGACTATGCACCTATCAAACTCCATCACTGGACCTCTGTATAAATATCTTGCCATAGGCATGCTCTCCTTTATAACAACGCGGTACGTGCTATACCGGGTGAACTGTTTGCCGCTATCGATGATGATATGGACTGATATATTTTGGATATGTTACTCAAATCTGTGTTGTACTTCTCCAAAATATCATCCAGATCATTGTTGAACTTAGTCAGCACAGCCTCTTTGGCTTCCTTGCGTATTTCATTGGAAAGTCTATCCCGGTCTATCTTTGCTACCTCTGTGGCGACTCTTGTCTTTACAGCAGCACTTACATCTGAATATGACTTGTACACCTCATCAGATACCTGTTTGCTGATGTCAGCCTTTATCGCACCTATTGCTTCTTTTGTTGCTGACGTTACAGCCTTGGTTGCAGCTTTATCAGCAGCCTTAGCAACCGCCTTATTTACAACAGTTTCAGACAACTCTATCTCAGATGAATCAATTACCTGATCAACAGTCCTATCCAGCTTTCTTGCAAGTTTTCTCATCTTCAGCGTAGAACCAATAGCAAAGCCTGTGCCAATAAGTCCTACTACCACACCCATCAAACTTCCCACATTTATTTCTATCTTCATGATGTTTCCTCCTAAAAATATGCAAAATAAAAAGGAGAACACCTTGTAATAAGGCATCCTCCTTGCTTTGACTATGTCGTAAATAACTCTACTTAGCCTTCTTCATGTCAACAACTGTATCTTCGTCCTCGTCGATTTCATCTTCTGGCTCAGGCAGTTTCTCAACCTTGTAACCCTTCTTCTCCAGATTCTCGATCCTCTTCTGAAGTATCTTATCTTTCTTAGATATAGCAAATGCGACTAATCCGCCGACTGCTGCTATTCCAAGTCCAATAATGATTCCTCCAGCTGTAGATCCGCCTTCTGTTGAATCAGTGTTATCATAGTTTGACTCGCTAACCTCGTTTACCTCATTCTCCATCTCTGTGTTCATGATTTCTTCGTTGTTCTCCATAGTTTTATCCTCCTAAAATATAATTTATTTGACTTATAGTCTCATAATATGACTTGTAATTTTCGCGAATTTGCATCAGTGATACATAGAATATTCGTACCTCGGGGCTACACGATAGCCTATTCCAAGACACGGACGACCGTCCTTTGCAATATCACCAGTGATATCCAGCTGAATGAGCCCGTCTCTACTTACATTCCAGCCAATCTCATCGCCAATTGATGTCCTTTCCAGCCCAATCTTATCGTAGAAGTCGTTCAAAGATACATAGTCACAACTATTCAGTATCTCGTTCAGGTCATTTACCGCTGCGCGAAGTGTTTCTCTGTCAGATTTGAAATATCTTTGAGATATATAATCCAGACAAAGCTGCTCTCCGTCCCCCGCTACGATAACCTGTGTATTTGGCGCTGGTGCTTTCTCGATTTTATCTTTAACAACTGCCTTTGCTATCTCTTTTTCTTTTTCCTCGCCAATAGTCTCGATCACCTTGTTCTTATACTCATGTAATGCTGCTTCAGACATAGAGTATGCTGTAGCTATAGCTGCATTCCGCTTAGCATTCACATTGTTGGCACATATAATGCATACCACTGATGTGGTGAACGATATAGCTGTTGGAATGTAGCACTTCCACGTTGCCTGTACGATTTCTTTCTTTGTGAGCTCCACTTCAACAGGGATATCTTCGACCTCTTCCTCCATGAGCTCGTTTATCTTAGCCTCTTTTACCTCTTCAACTTTCTTATTTGCAGCTATTGTGCCTTTGATGGCAAATATAACTGCACCTGCTGCTGATGTAATACCCAAACCTACCAGTATTGCAGGGCTATTTTTCCCGGCTTTATTGGCAATTTTATTCATAGTTCTTGTGAATTTATTCATCGCAATTCTCCTTCTCGATCTTATTCATGGCTTCGTTTACCTTAGCCTCAACCATCTCTTCAGTCTGTTTCTCCTGCACATGATCTGACAACATAGATATACCAAAACTCAGCACTGGTACGACCATTCCTAATATTTTTAACCACTTATTATTCTTCATTCCATTTACCTCCTTGCGTCTCTCGAAAAAGATTCTATTGTGTAATCGCCTGATACCGAAACATATGACGCGTCTCGCCATTCGTCCAGAGCATCTTCATCTGGCCCATACATATAATCCACCTCATATATTGGTTCGCCATTCATTATCTCCTTTGTTTTTCTATGATGAATGTCGATCCAATACATACCACTATCAATACTCCAACCAATGTCATCACCATTTGAAATTGGTGAAAGGCCTACAAACTCTAACCATTCGTTAAAAGTTACGTATCCACGCATTACATAATTACGATTGATGTGGTACTCAGCATCCATGAGTTCCCGCTCGTACATATCAAAATGCTGATTGGAAATAGGTTCATAGAAATGGAATATCTTATCTGGAGTCGTAGCGCCTATCTGATGATAATTGCAATACTCCCTGACGACGTCGCCCATTATCTCCTTATCAACTTCTTCACCATATCTCTTTACAACTTCTCCGCGATACTGCTCTAAAGTTTCCCTTACCATTGTATATGCTGCCATAAGCTGTGCCTGTCTCTGATGATTAATGACATTTGAACCAATGATACAAGCAATAGTTGACACTGCGATAACACCTGTTGGAACATAAACCGGTGTTGCAATAACTATTTTTTCCTTAGTTGTGAGTGGCTCGCCTTTCCGAAGTTCTTCTTTCTTCAGTTTTCTCATAGCTTTGGGTGTTTCTTTTGCTGCAAATATACCCGTCGCAATAACTCCAACCGCGCCTAATAGTGTTAATATCGTGGGTGAGTGTTTTCGTACAAATATCTTTGCACATGGTACTAATCCTTTCATATAAATTCCTCCTTTAAAAATGTATTTATAAAAATAAAAGACCCAATGCATTAAGCACCGAGTCCTCTATAATTATCTTCTTTTGTTTATCAATTTGACAATTAACCATATAATAAATCCTATACATACGATCACATCGCTGAATACCAGTATAAATATACTACCGCCTACACTGACGGCAATCACGGTAACTGCTATTAAAATCAATGCAATCATTAGTAACAGTAATATTAAAAACATAATTGTCACCTCCTTCATTATAGAGGCCGTAAAACTCGCGAATCCAAAAATAAAAGTGAGAAATCTATGATTCCATAGACCTCCCACCTTTGTTTTAATTACTCCGCCATACATCTTCTCTAGCGAAAAACATCGGTATTGCTATAGCTGTCAAGAATACTGAACCTGTTCCATCTCCAGTAGCTAATATTGCTATAAGACCTACTAGTAACATGCACAATGCAAATATCTTATTACGCCATGTCCGCTGTAAGTTCATAACTATACGCTCCCACAATGTCAGTTTTCGTTCCTTTGCTAAAGTCCTCATCTGTCATTCCTCCTTAAAATATATGTTCATAAATGGGAATGCATTTTTCGCGAATTATGTAAGATTCATATGAAAACGTCTATTGTACACTGTTTTTCCAGTAGTTATATGAATACATACCCTGGCACAGGGTTCAATGCGGATATATGATTTATACCCAAAATAATCAATCAACATAGTCATGTCTCGAATAGTTACTCTCGAATCGCCCCGCAACTTACTTTTCGCAGTAGATAAATTTACCTGCCAGATATCCGCTAGTTGTTGATATGTTAAATGCAATTTTTTCTTCATATCGCGCAGTACATCTATAAGATTTTCCGTTTTCATTTCAAATATCCCTCCTATCAAAACAGGTCTCCCATCTTGCTCTTGGTAATGGTTTCATCCGTAATGCATGCATGATTTGCCTTACTGTCACTGTGGGATAATGTCCATCACTACGCAATCCGGCACGTGCATCAAAAAATTGCTTAAATCCTTCTGCAAGATATATGCTATCTACCAACCATGGGTCTATCTCACCCCACCAAGTTCGCTTTGTATCAGGGTCGTATCTTTGCTGGGTAACTGCCAATCCCAGATTCTCTATCAAATATAAAGTACATTGATCATATACCGGATGATCACAAGCATATATAACCCCATACATAGATGTATAGTGCCTTGGCTTTTCATAGTGATATCTCATGTTTTTCAAACTCCTTATTGAAATCGAGACCGTCCTTATATCGCGTAACCATGTTCAGAGCATTGCTGGTGGTAATATATATCATTTGAGGTTCTATCTTTTCTGGCACATGCCCAGACAACTTACATAATGTTTCTTTTGATTCTTTGCTTATATTCATTATGTTCTCCTCCTAAAATGAAAAAAAGAAAGAGCCCTTGCCAAGAGCCCTCTCTCATTTTGGTTCTGTCTTAATTACTTTCTTTTAAAACTTGTAATTTCACGCCACGCCTGCTTTCCAGATTCAGTTGAAGCGATATTTCCTTCAGTTTCAAACTTGACATTTGTTATGACCCCCCAGATCAAAAGACCAGCATTAGCCAGTATTCCAAGTCCTGTCAGAGCATGTCCGATCCATCTACTGTGCTTTTCAGATTTATCTGATTCAGCTTTAAGTGCAAGCTCAGCTTCACTCTTAGCCCTATCAGCCTCAATCTTCTCAAGCTCAATGTATTTGTCGGTAAGCTCTCCAATTCCTCGAACTGCTGGATTGTAGTCTTCTGAATTCATATCGATATCATTCAAAGCATCAATCTCTTCCAGAATCTCGCCTTTTAACTTCTCCTTAACTTCCTGCATAGTAAAATCCTCCTTAAAAATATAATTTTCCTACATTACCATAATAGGGCCTGTTATTTGCGCGAATCGTCTCTGAGCAAAATGATACGTTTCTTGTCCAATAAAAGTTTATTTGTTGGGATCATAACATGTACTGAATATTGTTCTGGCTCATTCTCTGGGTCTGTCTGTTCCATTGAAAAACGCCCATATACACTCTTCCTGTCGCGTATATAATCTACAATACAAGTTACTACAATAGTTCCAAAGACTATTGCCACACAATCCAACCACCACATAATACTTCCTCCTTCCTTGGGTTATATAAATATAGCTTGTTTTCCCGTCACCTGCGTACGGAAAAAAGAAAAGTGTAAGAATCGAACTTACAACCTACAGTGGATAAACCTCTGTTGCTCTACCAATTGAGCTAACTTTTCATTATATGAGGTGTATTTTTCGCGAAAAAAAGAGGACCCCATGTGGAATCCTCGTCTTTTCTACTTACTATAAATCTTCTCTTCAAGTCCTGCTACCGTTCCCTGTAATTCTATCAATGTGTCTGTAAGTAACTCGATTAATTCGTCCTGAGCTTTAACCTTAGTCTCCAACTCGCTTACTTTCCCAATTAACTTGCCTACTTCGCATTTTAACTTGATATAATTATTCTCGTCCATAATAGTTTCCTCCTTAAATGAAAGTTTATTGTTTCATTATAGGAGTTGTTATTTTCGCGAAACTATTTTAAAACTATAATTTTTCTAACTTTCTTCTCACCGTCAAAGTATTCTACTACCATAGTTCTATCCATTATAATCACCCCTTCCATTCAATATGTAAGGCAATTATAATACCGAATAAATATAAAACAAGACTTGACAACAGAAAAAACAAAGGAGTTGCTGTAAAAATCCTTAGCAACTCCCGCTTTCCAACTAATACCTAGTACTAAAAAAGTATTTCATATGTATGACTATCGTTGTCATAATACACAAGCATTTCAAAATCATACTCGTCAAAAAAGATCTCAACCTCTAAAGAACTTTTACATATTTTTGTGAGCTTTGTAGTTGTTTTCCCATCTGGGTCAACAACCGTTATCCCCCAATTATGTGTGTTCTTTATAAAGTTCACATCAAAAATTTGAATTTCTTCAATGTCTGGTATATTTAACCCAAGACTTACATACCTATTCTCCTCTGATACCAAAATAGTTGACACGTTAGTTTTTACTTTCATAACTAATCCTCCTTCGTTTTTATCGAACCTAATGGTTTCATTATAGGAGTTGTTATTTTCGCGTCTTATTTAATATCCAGAAGAACTTTCTGTATCTATCGTAATACGTATCTTTTGAACAAGGGATGCTCATACGGGTAACCAACGTATTGTACGGCACCCCCTCTGTCACGCCATACAAAATATAATCGGCAAGTTCGTCATCCGCCTGCTCAGCCGCATCTCTTACAAGGTTCATACGTTCTGAGAAAAACGCTTTTGCCTCAGCGCACTTCGCTGTCGGATCACCATGCATATACGTTCTACCTATACTTGCAAGCGCATCTGGTCTTTGACTCAATCCATCTAATGAAATATAAGCACTGTGCCATATTGGATACTGTAAACAAAAATGTTTAAGTTCATAGTATCTGTGCTTTTCAATCCAATACTTACTATTTTGGGAAATATCAGCTCTTATTGTAGTACTCATATCTTTCGTTCCCCCTTCCAAACGTAGCCTGTGTCTTCGTATAATTTCTTTGGAGAAATATAGAAGTTGATACGTCCATGACTTATCCTTAGATCATCCAGTTCTGTTACAACTTTTCCATCTCGAGTCGCTATCCCTATTGGTAGCCACCCTTTGATAATCCCAGCACGAACCCAAGTAGCATCTTTATGATATACTTTGGCTGCCACAGCTACCGGGACCGATCCAGCTGTGAATTCAATTATCTTTTCTTCTGTACCATCCATCTGAGTACCTCCTTTCACCCACAATTCTAGGCTACCAAATACCAGTTTGTTAAACGGACTCAAGTGGTAAAATTTTCCAGCTATTTGTCTTTTCCAAAATCTTTCTTCCATTCCTTGATGGTCGTCTCTGTTGGATAGTCCTCAAACCCTAAAGTGTCCGGCGTGATCAGTCCTTCGACTACTCCATTGATAATCTCCGCCTCATATTGTTTGAAAGGGAAAATATCTTCGGTAATACTTCTGTGCACTTTGCCACAAACCCTACACTTGTAGCGCTTTATGTCTATATATCTACTTTTATGCCCCTGCAACCGTACTATACGCTTGATTTTATCGTAATATCGTAGTTCTCCCCCACATTCTGGACAAAATTTTGCTCCGTCAAGAATCATAAAATACCCCATTTTTCTAATCTAGGATACGAAATAGAACCCTAAATTTCGGCAATTGTACTAATTGTAAGATCGTACATCTTAGTATATGCTAACACCCACAATCTTACTCAGAGAGGAGAAATAAAAATGCTTATAAAGTGTCCTGAATGCGAACTACAAGTGAGTGATAAAGCAATGAATTGTCCACATTGCGGATATCCCATAACAAGCAGTACTCCTGTTAGGAAAACTTCAAAAAAGAAACACCCGAAACTGCCAAATGGTTTTGGACAGATCTCGGAATTGAGTGACTCAAGACTTAGAAATAAATATAGAGTAATGGTTACCATAGGACGGGATACTGTAACTATGAGATATAAGACAAAAATACTAGGCTATTACCCAACATATAACAAAGCCTATGCTGCCTTGGTGGAATATAATAAAAATCCGTATGATCTGGATAATGATATTACCGTTGCTGAATTATATGAAAAATGGTCCACTCAGTATTTTGAAGAATTAAAAAGCCCATCGAGTGAACGTACAATAAAAGCCGCTTGGAATTATTGTTCATCTATCTATAATATGAAAGCTCGAAATGTACGTGCAAGACATATTAAGGGATGTATGACCGATGGTATATACGAATATCGCGGTCAGATAAGGCATGCCTCCCCCGAAACCCAAAGTCGAATTAAATCCATGTTTAATCTGATGTTTGATTATGCATTGGAATACGAGATTGCAGATAGAAATTATGTCAGAACCTTCAATATTCCTGATGATGTACAAAAGGCAAAAACAAAACAAACCTCGGGGCATATACCATTTACCCAGGAAGAAATGGATAAACTCTGGGACAACTTGTATAAGGTGCCGTACATTGATATAGTCATAATTCAATGTTATTCAGGATGGCGTCCTCAAGAATTAGGGTTAATTAAACTTGAAAATGTAGATCTTGAAAATGGATACATGATTGGTGGCATGAAAACTGAAGCTGGTGAAAATAGAACGGTTCCAATTCATTCAAAAATAAAAGAACTTGTCGTAGCAAGATATAACCAAGCTAAAGATATGGGGAGCGAATATTTGTTAAATTGTACAGACACCGTAACGCATAGGTATTCTTGGAAATTAACATATGATAAATATAGGCATCGTTTTGACAAGATTCGTGATCAGTTAGAACTTAATCCAGATCACAGAGCGCATGACCCAAGAAAACATTTTGTAACTATGGCTAAAAAAGCTGAAGTAGATCAATACGCGATCAAGTACATTGTAGGGCATAAGATAGATGACATAACAGAGCGTGTATACACACAAAGGGAACCTGAGTGGTTAAAAAATGAAATAGAAAAAATAAAATAGGATGCGATTTTGCTGTACGAATAATGTTGTAGGAACAGTGTAGGAATATTGTACGAATAGACTACTATTTTGTACTTTTTATTCCTACACCATACCATTAAAAAGTCTTATTTTAAGCCAAATATTAGAACTTACCAGCGTTAGCAGCTTCCTCAACAGA